TTGAATTGCAGATCACTAAAAAGCAAGCTTTAACCTTCAGCCATGCGGGGCAATGTGACGTTGACGTTGAAGCTTTAATGAAAACCCCTTCAATTGCCCGTCAACTTAAAAAGCTTGATCCCGCCATTGTTGCGGCTTGCCTTAAAGAGTACGGGGCATGGAATGATCAGGAATTAAGCAATCACAATGACAATTTAACCCGCCTTTTATGGTGCGCATGTTGCGATATCTCCGAAGGCAATATTTAATTTTCTTTTTATAGGTGTTCACATGGTTAAAAAAATGCAAGCTCGTTTCCGTTCTACATGCTCACAATCAAGGGCGGTTATCAATAAGGGTGATTGGATTCTCTACGATACAGTGAAAAAAACCGCTGTACTTGAACCCGATAGCGACACAATTACCTTTTTTGGTCAACATGGGCCTTCTACCTTTTACCGCAATAAAAGGGGCCGCTGTGAAGATGCGCCATGTTGCGGATGCTGCACAATCTAAACTCTTTTTTCTCTTTTTAATAGGTGTCAATATGAAAATTATCCCAATTATCCCAATGACAAAAACACAAGCTGCTATTGCTTGCGGTTCTCTTACGTCAACGTCAAAAATGCCATGTAAATCATACAGTTTACCTACGGAAGCTTGCGTTACAGGGTTCAAAATGTCAAAAATTGAAGGTTCTATATGCTCAAAATGTTATGCAAATAACGGGTTTTATAAAATGTACGAAAATAATATTAAACCCGCTCAATTTTCTCGATTAGATAGCATAACGGGTGAATATTGGGTATCGGGTATGGTTGCCCATATTGGAAAAGATGAATATTTTCGCTGGCACGATAGCGGAGATCTACAAAACCTTGAGCATTTTGAAAAAATTGTCGCGGTATGTATGGAAACCCTTTTAACTATGCATTGGTTGCCCACAAGGGAATACGGCATTATTAAAGCTTATATTGCAAAGCATGGAAAAGATAGCATACCGAAAAATTTGATTGTCAGATTATCGGCCATGTATCCCGATAAACCCGTTCAAATACCCGCAAGCTTGCAAAATGTGCCAGGCATTACCGCATCTAATGTCCACACAAAAACCGCTATTGGTTCACCCTGCAAAGCTCCTTCACAAGATGGCGCATGTTTAGATTGTCGCGAATGCTGGACGGATAGCGTTGTGTCCTATGCTTTGCATTGAAGGGGCTTGAATGATATACGCGATATTCGCACTAATTCTCCGAATACTTACAAAACGCTAACCTTGAACCCTCTTCGGAGGGTTTTTTGTTTTCTAAAATTTAAGGGGCTTTAAGCTCTTTTTTTACGTCTGGCATATCAAGGGAAGTCCTCAGCCCTGAATTGCAGTTCTTGAGCGAACCATAGGCGTTCTAGCATGATGTTTTGTAGGGCTTGTCGTGCTTCTATGGTCTTTTGAAATCGGTCGCTCATTTCCTCGATTTCCTGTTTATTCCATAGCACTAGATTTTCTGATTTTAATTCTAGGCGTTTTCGTATGTAATCGGCACGTTCTTGAAGGGTAAAAAAAGGCTTATTGTCTAGTGCTCGGTTACAGTCTTTGCATGAGTTAGCAAGGTAAAACCCTATTTTTCTCTCTTTAAACCACTTTAGTTCTTTTGTGTCGCACCATGACAATGGCGGACAATGATCTAGTTCTGACCACTTATCACCACAATAAAAGCAGCCAGCCCGACTACTCCAATGGCGTTCATACCTATGCCCATATAGTTTGAGCAGTTCATTTCTTTGTGCTTTTGAAGTGCGTTTAATTGCCATTTAAGGCATTTTACCCGATTACCCCTCGGATAACTGTAAAAAACGGCTTAAAAGGGGCTTGAATCGCCTTCTAGGGGCATTTCCTGAGTCAATCTGCGAATGGTAACGTCAAGGGCTGACAACTCATCCATTTTTTTGACCCGCCAAATGGCCTTAGTACCATGCCAGTTATTGTGGCAATCACGGCATAAAGCGATAACGCAATACTGTAATTTTTGCTCTATGTGATGTGCATCACTTGGCCCATGTTTATCGCACACTGAGCAGGGCAATAGTTTAACCTTCCCTATGTGTAGTCTTTGCTTTGCGCTTAGTTTGTTGTTCAAGTGGTGGCTTTCATTTCCATGCGGGCGCTGTACTGCTCGGTTCTCCAGCACTCAATTCGGGCCTGTGCTGCGGTCAAAAGCCAACGGTATTTTTCTTCTGTCGTGACAGCTTGCCTGATGCCTTCTAAAATTTCAATGTAATCAGCGTGAGCATAGGCAAAAGTTTCCTGCTTTCCAAGTACTTCAGTCCCTGCTTGTGACATGAGCTGGGCTTTTCTGCTTTTACGGAATTCCTCCAAATAAATGCGGTCGGCCTTAGCTTTGGCATACAGTGGCGCAGTGTCAATCAAGTATTGAATGGCCTTAGTAGGTTCGTTCATACATCCTCCAACTTGTTTTTTTGATATTCCTTGTAAAGTAAAACTACTTCTTTTGCTGTCATCTTGTCAGGATATGCGTATTCACCATCGGTTATGTAAACAGGGAGTCCAAATTTCATTACTCCACTATCACCCCATAAATCTACATAAAAAGCAGAATAATATGATTTACCTCTTTTTGTATAACCAATACTTTCCGCAACATCAGTTGCAGTAATACGTTTTTTTGTCATACATCTTCCATCTTGTAGTTCAGTTTGTGGTGCTGAAAGCGCATTGCGGCTTCCATCTCAAGTTCTGCAAACTGTTCTTCAGACAATAGGCCAAGAACACTGCGACCTTCGTGCCAAACTTCTTTGATCGACTCGTTGTAAGTTCCGTCCTCATCTGACGAATACTCATAGACGATGGTGACAATCTCGCTGCCAGCACCAGTGGTGGTGTCAAATTCCCAAGTATTTTCCATGATGTTCACTCCTGTTAAAAATTAAATCTTACCTATTTATTGGGGTAATACCATAGGGACTTACCCTAATCTCCGCAGAAACAGGCAATTGATTCTTCATCTGGATCAAATAACCCATGCTGTTTGGCATTAAAGTGCATCATGTCAACATAGCTTGGGTGTGCCTGGTTAAACCTAGCACCAACCTTTTTCTCCATGTTTGCCCACCAAATTGCTCTTTCGGGTTTGTCGATAATCAGCCCCATCAAATGATCTGCCTTTTTTAGGAAGCAAAGATCACAATTGCTCAACAATGAGTTCCCATTAACAGTTACAGTATCAAGGTCAAATGGCTGCTTAGACCAAAAGTCTAAGACATCGTTAACTCCAATCCCTGCGGTTGCAAGTGGTGTTTCTTTGATGTCTTTGTTGTTTTTCATCTTGGCAACACGCCTTTGCTCATCTGCTCTGATGCCGACAAAAGTCACATAATCCTCGTGTCCAAGGCTTTTCATGTACTTGTCGATGGGCAAAATCTTGAGTTCTTGGGTGCAAAACCTCGCAAAAGTGTTGGGCAGATACTTTTTGCGCTCTACCATTGCCTCAAAAGGCTCTCCCTCTCTGCTTGCGGTTTGGTAGTTAACGATCTTCCATCGATCTTTGACCTCGTCTACCCCATCGTATTCAATCCAAGTTATTGGCACACCCCAATGGGTTTCGCAATCATGGACAAACTTTAGAGTCGCTGGGTCTTCCTTGCCTGTATTGGCAAAACAGACAATTGCTTCTGGCGGTAGGCTCATGTCGTGAGCCTCTAAAACCTTGTAAAGCATAAATGCCGATGTTCTGCCTCCTGAGAAGCTGATGCAAGTTGGCTCAATAATTTTAAATGGGTTGCTCATTCCAAACACTCCTTAACGCAAATATCAACACCTGGCAGACTTGAATAAACCTTCGTAACGTGGATGTTTATGATCTGCGAATCGTCATGGTAGACAACCCCATTCATGCCATCTTCTACGCTCTTAAGGATATTACTTGCGTCAGGCTTCTTTGTTGGCTTCTCTGACCCGTTAGAAATGGCTTCTAACCGCTTTTTGGTGCATGACTTAGGGATTGGCACTCGAATGTAAAGATAAAGGCTCACAGGGGTTTCCAATGGTTCGGAAGCACCCATTGCCTCGATTGCGGAATCCCTGATTAAGGTTTCATAAGTTCTTGTCTTCTCAGGGGTGTAGGTGCTGACAAAATTCCCCCTTTTGACGTATCTAGCCCTTTGTTTGCCAACAGGGTTAGCGTCTACTTTAAAAGTTACCATAAAGGTCATAGAAGTGTTCCATCTTTAATTCTGTTCATATATTCTCGGATTCTGTCTCTAGCACCTATGCCATAGATTCTTTCGGCTCTCTCAAGTCTTGCCCTGATAAGGTCACGATTCTTACTTCCTTCCCAATTGCGGTAGAGTTCCCTTGCTTCTGCTTGCTCTAGGATTACTCTATCGCTTGGGCCTTGAATGTTACGTCTACTCCAGGTCACCAGTTAACTCCAAGGCTAAATTTATTAAACGTACGGAATAAGGTACGCCTTCCTTAACTCTGTCTAGCAGTCTCATAGCTTCAAAATAGTTCATACAAATAAAAGTTGTTGGGTTTTTACAGTTGTTCCAGAGTCATATCTTTCAGAGTCACCTTTTGGATATGGCATAACTTCGTATTTCAATTTAGAACGTAAAACTTTTTTATCAGTTTTTGAACCATGAAAGATAATATATCTATGTTTTCTTGAACGCTCTGTGTAATAAAAATCATCACCATGAAGATCTTTTATTCCCTCAAGTGTCATACCATCACTTATGGTTTTTGAATGTTTGTGTTCTTGTCCTTTAATTGTCCAATCAACTCTATTTGCTGAAAGTCCCGTGTAAAGGAAATTGGTGGCTTGATAAACATAGCCAACATGACCCTTACTGGTATCAGCATAAGAAACAACAATCATTGGTTTTGGCAGTAACTTGATTGAGTTCGCAACAAGGAATGATGCTTCATTTTTGTGGTTGTCCAACAAACAGACTCGATTTAGCTCTAAAACTTTGTCTGAGTATTCTTTGCCACAGATTCCCATGCAAAGTGATGGTGAGGCAGGGATGCCATAAGTTATTACACCAACAAGAATATCATCCTTGTATAGCCCAAAAGAAAACATTATTTGTGGCATACGCTTGGCATAGTGTTTTTCAAGCAACCAAGGCTCAACTTCAAAGTTGTTTATTGGCAACACTTTCATGCTCTGCCCCTAATTTGAGCCATCCTAGCCAACACTTCTAGCGGAATTGGTGCGGCTTTTTTTGCGTCTTCCTCTATTTTCAGTAAAGCAAGGTTAGGCTCATTCTTTGATGGAACTGTGAGCCTCACAATGTCTGCGGGGTTTGGCTTAACAATCCACTCTGCTTTTAAACCTTGGCTGCTACGATTGCACCATTCAATCAAGAACTGTTCTAGTGTCCAACCTAGTTTTTTGGCTTCAACTATTGCTCCATCAAGAACTGTTTTAGTAATCGGGGCTTTCTTGCTCTTACGCAAAGTAACCCAATCATTCCAAACTTGCTGAGAAACATCTAAAGGACAAGCAACG